TGGTTGGTATAAATCATTTACTGGAAGAAGATATAAATTCTTTAGGGGGAAGAAGGGCGATTCATCTGAATATCCGTGGCCTTCTGTGTGTAATTTTATTGTTCAGGGAACAGCTACTGGAGACATAGTTCCTTTAATTCTTTGTGATATATCTCCAAAAGTAAGACGGATTCATTTAGATATTAAAATGATTAATCAAGTACATGATAGTATTGTGTTTGACTGTCCTGATAAGTATGTTGAAGAGGTTTGTGAATTATGTCTTAACACTTTTGAAGCGATTCCAAAATTAGTAAAAGAACATTATGATTATGATTGGGTAGTCCCCATGAGTGGGGAGTGCAAGTATGGTATGGATTGGTCCGAAATGACTACCTATAAACGAAAGGATAACTAACACATGGCAAAGGCAACTGTAGTAAAGATTGAATTTAATCAAAAGCTTAAGGGTATGTATGATGGTTGCTACTTCCACACCCAAACAGCGAATGGACAGAAACGCAAAGACTTTGTATTTAAAAAGTCTGATACCTTTCAGGTTGTTAAAGATTTAGTTGCTGGCGATATTGTTGAGCTGAAGATTGAAAAGAAAGGTGATTTCTATAACCTTAAGGATGTTGTTCCTTTCGGTGAAAAGGCAGCTATTGCCCCCGCTAGTGTGCCTAGTTCCCCCTCTAAGCCAACTAGTGGAGGTAGTGGTTGGGCCGCTTCGTATGCACAAACTGAGGATTATGTTAAGCACAAAGACTTGATGATAATCCGGCAGTCAACTATGAAAGCTGCAGTTGATCTTGTAACAGCCATGCTTGCTAAGGAGATGTTTAAAAAGACAGCTACTGCAGATTTCTTGGTTGAAGAGTGTTATAGAATTGCATCCAAGTTTGAGGGTCAGGTAACAGGCAAGGCAGCTATTGCAGAGCTGGCTTCTTCAGTAGCATCTTTGGATACGACAGGTGATCCAGAGTATGACGAAGATTGTTCCTTTCCTAAATAAATATATGGACTATGATAATGATATAATCCCATACGATTTTGCAGATTTTAAAGATGGCTACCCCTAATTGAGTAGGCAGGCAGCTTAAACTAATTAAAATGATAAAGCGTTGGTAGGTTGGATTGGGCTTTCCCGATCCTAGCGCAGCCGAGGGAAGGGCGTTCGTTTTGGAGACGAGTCCAAGTAGAAGAGTGGCGGGTTCTGCTTCTATAACATATTAAATAGTAGTAATTAAAATTCTTAAAATTTTTGAAGAGGAGTAATTAATGTGTAAAACTTGTGAATGTGCACCTGAGTTTAAAACAAAGAAGGAACAAGAAGTAACTACTAGCCTTATTGAATTAGAACTGTCCTTGCTTGAAGAGGCAGCTTCTAAACTAACAGAATCAGTTACCAGTTCTTTTTATACAGTAGATAAGCGTAATCATATGGTAGAAAATTTGGTAACAGAAGAGGAGCTTAAATTAAAAGGGTATCTCAATAGTGCATACACAAATATACTTAAAAGTAAGTCTGATGAAATTAAGAGTCACATTCTTTATATGCTAACACATATAAACAGTGTGTGTAATATGTATGCCAAATGGGAGCTAAAAGAACTAAAATGAAATTTACTAACAAGCACAACCTCCCTGTAGAGGTTTTCGATGTTCTTAGTAAAGATAATTATACCGCAGGCAATACTGACTTCTCTGCAACAACTCTTCTTAAAACACCAAGACAAGTACAGCTACAACGCAGGCATAATGATGAAATGACTGAAGATGTTATTGACCGGGTGTGGTCATTGTTAGGGCAAGCTGCACACTCTGTATTAGAGAAGCATGGTTCTGATACATCTCTTACAGAGGAGCGATTGTATGCTGAGGTATTTGGCAGACGCATATCTGGTCAAGTGGATCATTACCATGCTGGTTGTATTACAGACTATAAGGTAACATCTGTATATACTATTATTTATGGTTCTCGTATCCACGAGTGGACTGAACAGTTAAATATTTATGGCTGGTTATTTAGACAAAATAAATTTGATGTGAATAAGCTACAGATTGTTGCAATACTTCGGGACTGGTCTGCAACGGAGGCTGCTCGTAAAAGTGGCTACCCACAATCACCAATAACCATTATACCGTTGACTCTTTGGAGTATGCCATCGGCAGAAGCTTATATCAATATGCGAGTTGCTGAGCACAAGAATGCAGAAGCACTTGCTGATGCTGAATTACCAAACTGTACTAAAGAAGAAATGTGGGAAACAGACAGTAAGTATGCAGTTATGAAAGAAGGTAGGAAGTCTGCCATACGAGTATATGATTCTAAAGAGGAGGCGGAGCAACATATAACTGATATACAAACCAAAGCTAATGATGTTAGTTTGCAGATTCGTAGTGGAGAACGGCGTAAGTGTGTTAGCTACTGCTCTTGTAAGGAGTTCTGTAACCAGTGGTTGGAGTATACAAATGATAGTGATTAAAGGATTTATCAATATTCAGAAAGCAGATAATGGTAAGTTATCCTTTTATACAGGGGCGGATATTCATCCAGATGAGGCTTCGGCTAAGGCGTGTGCTTCTAAAAATACAATAGGTCAGGTGTACTTAGCTTTTGAATACGAGCCAGACAATAAGCAAACACGAGATATGAGAGGTTACTATGCCGAGAAGCAGATGGAGGAGCGGAGGTTATCGGAGCGGATTGGAGAAAAGGTTAAAAGAAAATATCAACGAAAGATTAAAGAAAACATTCAAGAAGATTAAGGTCTGTTATGAAGATACTAAATTACCTTACACTACCTTTCATACTTATACTCCAGATTTTACGCTGTATGGCAAATCGGACAAGATAATCTATATAGAGGCTAAAGGGAATCTTGATAACGAATCTAAACGCAAGATGGCTATAATTAAAAAGACATACCCTGAATTAGATATTAGGTTTGTATTTCAACGAGATAACTTTATTAGGAAAGGTTCTAAAACTACCTATAGTATGTGGGCAGATAGTCATGGATTTCCTTGTTGTGTTGGGGAGGATATACCGGAAGAATGGTTAAAGGAGCTAATATAGCACAATGAAGATCGCAGTTATTCCTGATTTACAAATACGACCACAAGATGATCTATCACATCTTTGTTGGATATCGCAGTATCTAGTAGAAAAGAGGCCAGATGTTATTGTTCAGATAGGTGACTTTGCTGACTTACCCTCGCTATCTACATATGATGTTGGTAAGAAGTCTTTTGAGGGTAGACAGTACACTGAAGATATAAAGGCTACAGTACTGGCTATGGAAGAGTTAATGAAGCCTATCTACGCAGAACAAGCTAGATTAAAGCGTAATAAAGATAAGATGTGGAATCCTAGATTAGTTCTTACATTGGGCAATCATGAAGCAAGAATTAATCGAGCAATAGAGGCTGATCGTAAGTTAGAAGGTTTACTAAGTATTGATGATCTTGGATATGAAGCATATGGTTGGGAAGTTATACCCTATCTTGAACCTATTGAGATAAGTGGTATAGCCTTCTGTCATTATTTTGTATCTGGTGTTATGGGTAGACCTGTTACATCTGCTAGGATGCTACTTACTAAACACCACATGAGTTGTGTAGCTGGACATCAACAGGGTAGGGATATCGCATATGGGAGGAGAGCTAATGGCGATAAGATGATAGCTATAATAAGTGGATCTTGTTATATGCACGATGAATCTTATCTAAATTTCCAAACAAATGATTGCTGGCACGGTATATGGATGTTACATGAAGTAGATTCTAAAGGCGGTTGTGACGAGATGCCAGTATCTCTTAATTATCTAAGGAATAAATATGGAACTAAATAGATCTAAATTTGATCATATGTTAGGATACTTATTTAAAGCATGTTGGAGTTGCTATCGACGACGCAATTCTACAATACTGTTGTGGGCAGATCCGATACAAGTTAATAATGATTATAGAATTAAAGATGCGTACACCAAACAAAAAGAAAGGGAGATAGCACACCATGCCAGTATCTGAGGGTGGATCAGACTATAAACCACATACAGCACTAGACGATCAAGTCAGTGGAAATCACTATAATAAATATATTATTCAACCAATCGAGTATTGTATGCTTAATGGTCTTAACGCAGGCCAGTCAAACGTAATCAAGTATATTACACGATATAAAGATAAGGGCGGTATTGAAGATTTGATGAAGATAAAGCACTACGTAGATATCATTCTTCAGTTGGAATATGGCATTTCTAATCCAAAAGAAATGGAGTATTAATATATGTCAGATATGCAAAATGATTTTATAGAAGATATTTGGAAAGTACCAGTTAAATTTAGGAGACTGCACACACATGCTAAATTACCAAAATATATCCATAGTGGTGATGCTGGTATGGACGTATATTTACCTGTTTCATATCCGCCGCTTTCTTCTGGTGAGA